AATCGTATGTCTTCCGGAATCATATGCAGATCAATTAATTGTTCGTTTCGTTTAAAACGTTTGAGTTCATCTTTCGTTAAGATAGTCGAAAGGTCAGGAATCCCTGTAAGGAATTCAATCTTTTTTGCTGGAAGGGGTTTTTGACGTTCACCATTGACAATGCATTGGTCCTCAGACATGATGTTAGGAATGCCATCCCCACGATCTCCTTTGAGGATATGCTCACGCAAATATTGATGAGGGTTGGTATGTTTAATATGTTTTTTAAGAACAGGATTATACTGTTCGACATTTCCATATACTTGCAACTGTACAAAATCTTTGTCACCTGATAAAATTAGTATTTTTTCCTGCGTATTCAGTATTGTACCAAATTCTATACAAAGTGTAGCAATGATATCATCTGCTTCAACACCATCTACCTGAATTACACGGTAGGGCGAGTGTTGTTTCAACTCTTCCCTAATCTTATTTAGATGATTAAAGATTTGATTCCAATCTACATCTGATTTTTCTCGTGCTTTTTTACGGTTTGCTTTGTAGAACGGAAAGTGTTGTTTTCGCCAGTAGTTCTTATCATCACATGCAATAACTATTTCACCATATTCGCCAAATTGCTTTTTAAACGAACGTAGTGAATTAAGCGTGATGTGCCGAAACAAATCTTCTTCAATTATAGTATTTGTGTGATTGCCAAGCTGCGCCATAATGTTGGCAATCATCACTTGATTTAGGTCAACAATGATCATTTTTACAATTGTATAGCAATTAAGAGACTAAGTCAACTTCCTTAGGCGTTATCTTAATTCCTTTTGTGTTTAGAATGTTTAACAGCAGTGCTTCCCATTGCTGCTTTCGGAATTGCCAACTATAGAATACATCTGCATAAGATTTTTGGCCAGCTAATCTACTTTGTACTCCCTCTGTCCAATAATTTTCAATTGCATTACAAAGTTGTGTATACACTACATTAGCATGATCGCGTTTACTTTCTGTCCATTGGTACATCCATGTCCAGTTTGCAGCAGTTTCATATAATGCAGCATAGTTGGGGTGTATGCATAAGCAGCCAGCACTCATACCTTCCATTAATGACATGCATGATGTTTCTTGCCAAATCGATGGATATGCTTGAATATGAGCTTCTGCTAATGCTTTACGTACAACATCGTTTGGTTGATACCCGTGGTAGTTAATCTTAGGATTATCCTTACAACGCTGGAACAACTCTTTATAAGGTTCATCTCGCTCCGCCCAGCCATACGCTTTAAAGGATGAGAATACATCTAACTCAACATTAGGATATCGCTCAGTCAACTTCTCAAAAATAGGAACAATAAGCTCTAAGCCACGATGCGGTGTTGTATTGTAGATGATTTTAAATTTGTCTTTAGACTTCTCATTCGACGGAATAGGATCAATAGCATTCTGTAGCACTATTGCTTTGTGCCATGGGAACCCGTAGTGCTGCTGATATGCTTGCATTTGCCAGTTGGAAACAAAAATAAGCTTCTCAAACTTATTCCATCCGCCATTGGCTATGTGTTGTGATTCAGGATCACCAGGCAGATCATGCAACCAATACAGCTCAATCTTTTTTGCATGAGGTCCACGATATCTACTTGCTGTTATATTAAAATGATCTAGAATGGATGAATCAATACGACTCTCTAAGCCGTGCTTCATCATCTCTGTACCCCCCATTGCATTCTTACTTACTTCATCTGTCGCTATTGGCATTATTATCTCACAAATCAAATTGTACTGTGTTAATACTATCTAGGCGAAATGATCGCCATGCATTTTTATCTATATCCCAAACTGCTAAAATATCATCATTTTCTACTTTTACTTTATCAGTTTTATTTTCGTGAGGGACAACTACTCCTTCTTGTAGCGTACAATTCATCGTACGCTCAGTGCCATCCTTTTTTGTAAAGACAACTTTAACTGGCCCCATTTGCAGGTGGGACTTTAACCAGTCACGGCCTTCTACTGTTGTAAGTGGTTTTTCAGCTGATGTTGTAATACCTAGTGGTCCATTTTCCATAATCATCTTCCTTTTGTTATAACCCAAGATTCTTTTGCATAGCTAAGTTGTGCAAAACCTCTACTAGGTACATTCATTACCCAGTACTGTCTGCCCTCAATATCTTTTTCATTAATAAGATTACCCTTAACAATCTCATTGTTATGTTTGTTCTTTAGTACGACGTCGTACCTGATACTATATTGGGATCTTCGTTGTTTCATAAATTATCCTAGGTAGGTCTCTTCCCACTCATGAGGCATCATACCATTAAATATGTTTTGTTTCAACCATTGAAAGTTATTTTGGCACTGTCCACTTACAATGTCGTGTTTAAGGTTAGTATTTTTAAAATGTAATTCAGCAAGGTCAAGTGTCCTGTCGTCAATTGGTCTTGTCACTAACGACTCATCCACAATGCCCCACGCCATAGCAAGTTCTGCCCACAGATAGTCCGGCCACATTGTTAGGCCATCCCAAGCTGCGCGCATTGTATGTCGTTTATCCATAATTTTAGAATATACAAGCTCTTTGTGTTTTTCTTTAACACCAATTGCTCTCATATCGTTCCAAAAATCAGACGTACCTCTATCAGAAAGAGTATAGTGTGTCAATATAAAATCAGCAATGTCATCCGTCGCATATGCGATCTGAGAGTTGTATTCATTAAAGTTGATCTTGCGTGTTTGTCTGTACTTCTCTAAGACGTTATTTAATTTTCTAATACTGTTAATAATGATGTATAAAGCATTGGCTTCCATTGGCTCTACAAAACCACAACTAAGACCTACCGCAGCAACGTTTCCTTTGCCAGCTTCTTCTAATCTATTAGGAATCCATTTTATTAATCTAGGCTCAAAGCGTTTGTTATGATCCTTTGTAATGTCGTAGTATGTTTCTAATGCCTTTTCAGGTGTAGTATACTGTGAACTAAAGACGTATCCCAATCCCATACGATGGTATAATCCAATTTTAAAATACCAACCATCATCTTTTGCAATACTGGACGTGTAGTTGAGCATTTCTTTTTCTGGATCTTCATAATCAATCTGACATACCCATGCAGAATCACATACGTTGTTCTTGTACAGCTTTACGTCCCGATCTAAATGCTTGATCATTACTCTATGGAAACCGGAAGCGTCAACGAATAAATCTCCACTAATACTACTCCCATCATCTAATTCTACAGAAGATACTATGTCGCCTGTGTGCTGGATACTCTGGACCGTGGCCTTGATATGCTTGACGCCAAGAGGGACTGCAATATGATCTCTAATATAGTTGGCTGCAAGCTCAGCATTAATATGCTGAGTCCAACTATAAAGAGGATTGAGTAAATATTTGTCACCATCAAATGGAGCAATGTTTTTATCCATGTAGTGGTGTTGAGAGTTCATATATTGGTCGAACTTATTAATACGACCTTGTTGATGCAACTTTAGCATTGCATCTATCGTGCGGGGTTCATTATCTCCGTAAAACAAGTCTTCGAATGAAGATGGCTGGACTGCATCTTTGTACAGTCTCTTAATGCTTAGTGGATACTCAAAGCTGAAGTATTCAGTGTAGTTAGGATCTTTTCTCCAATTAACAAACTTGTTTCCAAATTTATAAATTGCTCCAGTCGCTAACATCCACTCTTCTGTCGGAACACCAAGCTCAGCAAAGAATACTGCCACGTGAGGGGTCACGGATTCTCCTACTCCTATTTTAGGAATACCGGGCGACTCAATCAACGTAATGTTATAATCTGGATTCTTCTTTTTTAGGAATCCAGCAGCCATCCAGCCTGCTGTCCCTCCACCAATGATTACAATATTCATAATTTTTCCAAATGAAGTTTGAAATGATATGGAGCGTATTTACTATATTGTGTTCGTTTCATTTTTTTCAAACTCAATTTTAAAAGCATGTTTATCATTACTTAATCTTTCTTTACAATTAGCTACTGCCTCATCATATGTTGGGCCTTGTGCTACAAACGTTTCGCCAGTTCCATGTGGAGGCGTATAGAATCCATACCACCACCCATTAATCATTTCCATTTTCAATTTTACAACAACAACATTCTTACGTACCAAATGTTTATAGATGTCTTCTTGTTGCTCTTCTTCTACCGGCTGATATGCACTAAAAAATACATTAGTGACGGCGCGAATCACAATCCAAAAAACTATTATGTAAATTATTGTTTCTATCATATATGTTTGGTGGGCCCACCTGGACTCGAACCAGGGACCAAAGGATTATGAGTCCTCTGCTCTAACCAACTGAGCTATGAGCCCTCTTTTTGTTTTACGGTTCCACCTATTTTTACAATCACTTCATCGATCCTAGTTCTCCAATAACCTGGTACATAATTTCGAAGTAAATTTAGAAATTTAATTAGTTCGTTAGGATCCATAATATAGATTGTACAGCAAAGTAATTAATTAAGCAACAGAAGTGTTGAATTGTCTTTTGAAATTTTCCCAACGTTCAAATGATAGTTGGAGGCGCTGTGTGTGGCCATCACGATCTTGATATATCTCAACGTTGTGTAATCCATAAAAAGCAGATATTACTGTATCATTACAATGAAACAGATAGTCCGGGTTTCTTTTTGGTTTGGGGTGTGGATTGCTTTTCGCCGCTTTCATTTAGTACATGCTTTCTATGAACTCTACAAATAATCCAATCATTATAATACATTTCAGGATTAAAGAGAACGGCTCTTTCAATTTGTTCTTTTGTTTCTAAGTAGGAGCACTCGCCCTTGGATGTACAAAGGTGTAATATCTCTCGTTTAAACTGATCAGAACCTATTTCTTTGACTTCTTTGTTAAGGACAATAGAAGATCCAAAGTAACCTTGCCAATCGCTTTCAGCAAGGTATCTCTTCTTTTTTCCTTTGAGGGTTTTCGTACGCTTAAACCAAAATAATTTTTTCCCAACATACATCTTTCCATTTTGAAGGTTTGTGATTAAGTAAACGAATCCATAGTCGGATTCATTGGGACTTATAAACGCTTCTCCATTATATAACCAAGGCAACATAAAGACAACTATTCTATAGAGTGTGGGAAATCATCAAAAGGGATGTAGTGAGCGTTGCAAGCATTATGCAAACAATTCGTGGTTCTTCTAAAAACAATCCAACGCTAAATCGCAAGGTTGAGTATGTCAAAGTCACCAATAGCATTATTTGTAAAAATATCATCATACTCATATATATGCTTACTATCTTGCTAGTGGATTATCAAGCGCTTTCTGAATCTTAGAATCAATTTCTTTACGTAGTATACGTACATCGCCTTCAACTTCACGCTGCGATTGTTTGCTGGAGCGCTCTACTGATTCAACAACTCCCTCTAAACGACGGATATCGTTTTTCAAATCATTTTTAATGTCGCGTGTGTAGTCGGATGACTTAGCAGAGTTTTCCTCAACAATAGCTAACTTCTTTTCAATCTCTGTTAAATCTGGCGATACGTATTTTTCAATCTTAGTCTTCATGTCTTGATAGCCTTTGTATACTTCAAATACTCCATAAAGGCCACCTAGGATTGAAGATACAATAGTAAACGCAACCATTAGTTTTGCTGGTGTAAATTCATACCCCCCAATACTAATGACTGTATCCTTACTAGCATACTTCTTTACTGCTGCTTCTGCTTCGTCAATCTTTTTATTGACGTCTTTAATTTCCTCTGCCATTTTAATTTCCTTTGTTATATTGTGAGTTGACCATCTCGTTATGTATGCGATCAGTGCCACCAAACATTCTTAGTGTACTGCGATTTTCAATATTTCTTTGGTTATTATAAACTGTGTATGGTTTATATCCTGCAGCATCTTGAAGTACTGCTTTACCATATGCATCAAACCCAGGTGTAAATCCCATCGCTTGAATTACAACATTTTGAATTTGTTTTTGGGATTCTATATCGGCAGCTTTACCCATTTCATTAGCAAGGTTCTTGCCTTTCTCTACTGCCGCTGCTTTTGCTGCAGCTTCTCTTCGTTCTTGGATTGCTTGACGAGCAGTTGGTGCTGCTGGTTTATCAGATGACGCTTGAGCAGTATTAGTAGTCTGTGGCGAATTGTTGCCTCCAGTGCCTTTCGGAGCATCATCTCTTTTATCCTCTGATTTTTGTTCTTGTCTAGTGGCGGGTCCAGCATTTGCTGTTTGGGTTGAAGATCCTGATGCAGCTGGTCCAGGCGAATTCATTGATGAGGCAACAGGACTATTGCCAGTAGATGCAGCTGGTCCATCCATTTTTGGAGTTGCAATTACAGCGTTCACGTTACTATCATTAGTAACAGCAACACCAGTAGAAATTTGTCCTGAGTTACTAATCGAAGTTACTGGCTGTGTTGTTGATACATTAGTGGCACCTGGACCAGAATAGCCTGATGTAGCTGGTCCAGCATTTGTGTTTAGGGTATTGGATGTGTCACAACCAACTGTGCATCTTGAATCAGCTGGTCCATAGCTTATTGTTCCAGAAGATGGAATACCTATTACATATTTTCTAGCATATGCGTCTGCATAGTTTGTACAAGTTCTATCATATAATCCATCCAATGCACATTGTTGAGTTTTATAGGCTTCTGCATATCCAGCACATGTGGTGCTATACAATGGATTGATGGAACATTGGTATGTTAAGTATGCTGGTGCATATCCAGGACATGAGGGGTCATACAACGCATTCACAGTACATTGTTGAGTAAAATATGCTGCAGCATATCCAGGACATGATGAATTGTTGAGTGGGTTGGCATTACATTGTTGAGTAAAATATGCTGCAGCATATCCAGGACATGAAGGTGAAGATAGAGGGTCTAGACAAGGATCAGGCGTATATACTGCATTGCTATACATGTTTGTTATACTAGCATTTCCACTAGTCCATGGCGACATAGCAAATCCGCCTAATGCAGTTCTTGGTAGAGAATTATTAAATCTAAACTGTCTGCTAAACGTTCCCGCCGCACCATTATCATTACCATTTTGAGTATGAGAAGTACTTTCCAAAACAGTACCATTACTAGAAGTAATAGCAACGCCAACGCCTGCATCTGAATAGTTCCAACCCGTTATACAAAATCCACCAAAAAAATCAAAAATAGAACAATATCTTCCAGCAACATTATAGTCATATCCATAATTAAATCCATGTATCATTGCGCCAGCACCGGCATTAGCTAATGCTTGATTAATAGCAAATGCTTGCGATCCAGTTGTTCCGGAAAATAGATTGTTACTTATTGATAATGTATTATAATTTGGGCAAGATGGCGAATATGCTGGATTACTTACACATGGATCCGTTGTATAGTTCAATGTGATGGATGGGCTGCGAACTTGTGGACCATAGTAACCAGCCCAAAATCTATTATCTCTACCAGTAAATGATAATGTCATGGAATCGCCAGCAAGCATACTTTCTTGAGTAGCGAAAGTTTGAGTACCAGTTTTTAATTCAAATCCATTTGTTGTTGAGTTGTAATTGTAGATGTCTGTTCGTAAAGAAGTGCCACCTCTTAGAAAATCTACTTGGCCAGTCAATGTTCCGGATTGTTGGCCTGAGTTATTAATCCACCATGAGTAATTATAGCCATTAATTCTTACACCAGAGTTGGATAAGTTTAGTGCCTGTTGAATTGCAAATGCCTCAGCAGTTATTGTTTGGGTTGCTGTTGCAGTTGTATAACCAAATGTGAGTGTATTAGTTGTTGCATCGAATGCTGGTCCATTACCACCACCAGAATATCCTGCATTCTGACCCGGTACTGAACCTACCCAACTTGACGCTGTTGAATTTAATATATTGGAGGATGTTTGTGCTTTGGCTCTTGGTGTAAATGCCACCAAACCAATAACTAAAAACACTAATACCCAAAATCTCATTAGTCTTTACTCTTGACTTTTTGTGGTACTCTGTCTGGATTTTCTTCCCAGATTTTCTTGGCTTGCTCACCAATTTTGCCATCTACAGGACATGGTGTTCCAGCATTCATCATTGCTGTGAATACCCTCTCATCCTGACACATAATAGCAACTGCTGCTACTTTCATTCCCATGTCATATGTTGAACGAGCTAATTTTAATCTTTCGCAGTTCTTATCAGTTATTGTGGTACCAAAGGAGATACCGAGAATTTGGGTTTGTGCTGCTCCTGACATTGCGACTGCGCAGACATCACTATTGATAATGGTAATTGCTGGAGCAACTGCTGTTGGCGGAGGCGATTTTACTGTTGTGGTACTATCGGATGTAGAATTTGTTGTACTTCTACTAGTCGAATCAGTTACAATTGGTTGTGCCAGTGTAAGGGATGAAACCATAACAAAAAGTACCGCGGTTGCGATCTTTTTGTACATTTTATTTTTTCCTTAGATGTTATAGAGACTGCCATAACAAAGAGTATTGCGTGTACTATTTATAATACTTATTGAAGAGTATCGCTTCCATCGATATCATCCTCTTCCTCGTCATATTCTTCTTCTAACTGATGATACCCACAAAATGGGCAAAATTCTGCTTCTTGCTCTTCTTCGTCTATTTTGGTAATAGTATATTCTGCATCACAATTTACACAAACTGTTACGTCTTCTTCTTCGTCATACTGGAACATTCTATCTCCTAGTAAGTTTAATTAGTCCTAGAGTTTGGAATATCCGTATCCATACCCAGCCAATATCTATCTCAAACCATTTTGCACTGAGTTTGGAAGAGGCAGGTGCATTGTGATGGTTATTATGTAGCTCTTCACCTCCAACTATTATACCCCATGGAATAAGATTAGTAGATTTATCTTTTGTTTTAAAATTACGGTAACCCCACCAGTGACCAAGTCCGTTTATGACCCCTGCAGCCCATAGAGGAATCCATATCATTTGAATACCCCAAATTAATAAGCCCCACCAGGAAAAACAAAGTAAATTCATCAACAATAACAAAGTAATTCCAACACGCGAATGTTTGCTGTAAACATTCTGTTCCATCCAATCATCCGGTGTGCCAACTCCATATTGATCTATCATCTCTTTATCTTTACTTGCAGTATGATAAAGCATTGCCCCTTGGAAGAATACCTTCTTAATGCCGTAGACATGAGGGCTATGTGGGTCTCCCCATATATCCGAACGTTGATGATGTCTACGGTGTATTGCAACCCATTGCTTCGTTACCATTCCTGTTGTTAGCCATAGCCAAAATCTCATGAAGTGACTGAGTATTGGATGAAAAGATAGGCCTCGATGGGCCTGCCCTCTATGTAAAAATATTGTTACACAGAGGATGGTGATGTGTGTTGCCACAAGAAGGTATATTAATTCAATCATTTATTTCTTTATATTTATTGGGTTAAGTAGAAATCCTACTCTATCTTCACAGGGACTGTCATAAAAGTTCTCTTTCCATATTGGAAAGACCTCATCAGAACTATGTCCTTGAAAGTCATCATTCCAACGCAAATGAACTTCTACTATTTTACCATTAATGACCTCAATATTCATCCACTCGTATTTTTCAGCAATTGTCTTTAAGATAGTAGGTAATTCAAAATTGTCTGAAACTTTTTTCCAAGAAACAAATCTATCCGTCCTATCACTATCCTTGAATCCCTCGACGGCCAATTTCTGTATTCCGTAATTATAATCAAACGTTAAATGTCTGCCATCAAACAACTCACACCAGAAGTATCCATCAGGTATAATATCTTGGTGTGCCTCAATATGCATAATACTAGAACCACGACCCATCATACGGTAGTTGGAAATTGGTCTTACAATATACTTACCAGATTGCTCCGGTGCTACTCCTGCAGGACCACACAAATATCCAAGACGCTTTGATAGTATTAGCTTGTCGTATATCCAAGCATCTTCTCCATCTATGAATTTCCAGACGTCACAATCATCCATTTGTTACTTAAGCAGCCTTGCCCCAAACATCATCCCATGTTCCGGACAAAGCACCTTTGGCATAATCGGTTGCTCTATTCTCAAAGAAGTTAGTGTGTGTTGGTGCGTTAATCATTTCTTCTACCCACGGTAATGGGTTTTTCTTAACTTTAAATATACCTTTAAGGCCAAGAGAGATTAAACGACGATCGCAAATGTATCTAATGTATTGTTTAACATCAGCAGGAGTTAGATTTGGCATATCACCCATGTCAAATGCAAGATCGATAAACTTATCTTCTAACACTACCATCTTTTCTGCAATAGAATAAATCTCACCCTTCAACTTATCGTTCCAGATGTCACGGTTCTCTTCTACAAATGTTCTGAATAATTTAATCATCGACTCAGCATGCATCGTTTCATCAACAATAGACCACGTAACAATCTGACCCATACCCTTCATCATACCGTGGCGTGGGAAGTTCAATAACATGATGAATGAGCTGAATAACTGCATACCTTCTGTAAACGCTGAGAATGCTGCAATCTGTTGTGCAATTGTGTTCTCGTCCTGATCAGCAAGGTCTAAGAAGTAGTCATGCTTATCCTTCATTGCCTCATATTCTAAAAACTGATTGTATGTTGACTCTGGCAAACCAAGCGTTTCGATTAAATGACTATATGCTGCAATATGTAATGCCTCGCGCGCAGCAAAGCCAGTTAACATCATACGGACTTCTGGCTGCGGAAAGTATGGTAAGTAGTTCTTTACATAACCGCCAGCAACGTCAACGTCGCCTTGAGTAAAGAATCTAAAGATATGAGTTAGGAATTGTTTCTGCGAAGGCGTTAGTTTTTTCTTCCAGTCTTTTACATCTTCTAACATTGGTACTTCTGTATGCAACCAATGACTCTGCTCATGTTTTAACCATGCATCGTATGCCCATGGATAGTTAAATGGTTTAAAATGAGCTCGCTCATCGGTCAGTTTGCTTTTCTTTTTTGTTGCGTTCATCTGTTCCTCTGTTTTTGTGCTTCAGCAAATTCTTCTGTTAGCTCAGCAATACGGTGATCGATTACACCAATTGCTGTATGAATATGGCCAGTACCATGTTCTTGTATTCTAGACTTAAGAACTGCTACTTCTTGTTGTAATATGGTTATTTTATTTCTTATCACATCGCCGTGTTCATAGTATTCCATTTTAATCTCCTTATACTCTAAAGCTCTCTCCACATCCGCAACGATCTTTTTCTATAGGGTTAATAAATTCAAACCCTTCATTAAGTCCATTACGAACCCAGTCAATTGTTAAATCCGCAAGGTAAGCAAAGTCTTTGATTGTTGATACAACCATAAACTCTGGTCCTCCTCCTATCCAATATAATTCATTAGGATTCAATTCGTCAACATACTCGAGGGTGTATGCCATTCCACTACAACCAGTAGTTCTAACTCCTACTCGGATACCTTTACCCTTCCCTCGTTTTTTAAGGTTAGCTATAATCTTTTGCTTAGCAAGAGGGGTAACGTGTATTTGTTTTGCGTCTATCATACACTAAAAGATGATCCACAACCGCATGTTGAAGCAGCTTGAGGATTACTTATCTTAAATTGACTACCGTGGATATCCTCAATATAGTCAATAACTGCTTCTGTCATATATTGCATACTAAGGGAATCAACAATAATATTTTCTATGACAAAATCATCATCATTCGTTTCTTCATCAAAAGTAAACCCATATTGGAAGCCAGAGCAACCACCACCTTGAACAAATACTCTTACTTTCATGTTAGGATTGTTTTCTTCTGCTAACAAATCATTAATTTTTAATGTAGCAGAGTCAGTTATATTAAACATTTAGATGTTTTCTTTTGTAATCAACAATAGCTGCTTTGATAGCATCTTCAGCAAGGATTGAACAATGTATCTTAACTGGCGGTAGTGCTAGCTCTTCGGCGATTTCGGAGTTTTTAATTGATCCTGCTTCGTCAAGTGTTTTTCCCCTGACCCATTCTGTAAGGAGGCTCGAGCTCGCGATAGCCGATCCGCAGCCATACGTTTTAAATTTTGCATCTGTAATAATACCTGTATCATGGTCTACCTTTATCTGCAGTTTCATAACGTCGCCACAAGCAGGCGCGCCAACCATCCCGGTACCAATATCAGTATCAGCGCTACTAAAACTACCCACATTGCGAGGATTTTCATAATGATCGATTACTTTATCTGAATATGCCATATTAGTTATTTAGTATGTTTGATTTAACCTTCGCAGGCCAAACACACATCTCCTTCTGTTAATGCTTTAAAATCAATTTCCTGAATTACTTGACGTTCTATTTTTTTAGATACTTTGTCAGCTTTTGCTAACTTTTCAGAACGACAGTAGTATAGAGTTTTTAAGCCACTCTTCCATGCTTGGAAATGAACTGCATGTAGGTACTTCACGTTACAATCTGGTCTAAAGAATAAGTTTAAAGATTGCGCTTGATCAATAAACGCTTGTCTATCTGCAGCATGTTGTACTAACCAACGCTGATCAATTTCCATAGACGTTTTATAAACATCTTTCTCCCAATCATCAAGTATATCTAGGTGTTGAATGGAACCATCATTAGCTATAATAGAAGACCAAATTTCTTCATAGTTAAGTTTCAAATCTTTACTACACTTCTTTTTAATAATTCCATCCAGGTGTTTATTTTTATTAAGCGAGGAACCAGACAGCGTATCTTGTCTATAAGCATTAGCTCTGAATGGCTCAATGCTAGGAGATGTGTTACCCATAATAATAGAACTAGAAGCATTGGGTGCAATTGCCATAAGATGACTGAAGCGTTGGCCGGTACCCGCAGCATCTGGAGCTTCTCCCCGCTCTTTACCAAGCTCTTGATTTGCCTCATCTAACTTACTTCTAATGTGTTTAAATATTTGAATGTTTCTGCCGGTTGCCATTGCTGACTCCCATGGCAAGTTATTCTTTTGAAGGTAGGCATGATAACCCAAAGCTCCAATACCAATTGATCGCTCTTGCGTCGCTGAGTAGATCGCACGCTTCACATGTTTAGGTGCGTTATCAATAAAATATTGCAATACGTTATCTAACATTTCTGCCATGTCCTTTAGGAACAATGGGTCTTTCTTCCACTCATCATAATATTCTAAATTGACTGAGCTAAGACAACACACAGCTGTTCTCTTTTTATCTGTTGGAAGAATAATCTCAGAGCAAAGGTTTGATTGTTTGATGGACAGCCCCATCTTCTTTTGGAACTCAGGCATCTTACGATTAGACTCATCAATAAAATGTAGGTATGGTTCCCCAGTCATCATCCGCATTTCTAAAATACGCTGCCACAACTCACGAGCTGGAATTTGATCTTTAATTGATCCATCATGCGGATCTTTTAAATGCCATGTATCATCGCAATGAGGATCGATCATGCACTTCTCTACCAGTTGCATAAATTCATCGGTAATGTTAATACCGTGATGGAGATTCAAACAACGCATGTTCTGATCGCCTGTAGGCTTCCTCATCTCTAAAAAGATAAGAATGTCTGGATGATCAATATTAAGATAGGCAGCATAGGAACCACGACGTGTACGACCTTGACGATATGCAAGACTCGATGCATCATATGTTCTAAGGTGAGGCATAACGCCTACTGACTTATCATCCGCACTTCGAATACCAACACCAATACCAACACCGCCTCCTAACATTGATAGCCAGTTTACTTCCGCGAGACAATCGACCAAGCCTTCTGCAGAGTCGTCCAAGTATGGTAAGAAACATGAAATAGGAAGACCGCGGGAAGAACGGCCATAAGACAAAATAGGAGTGCTATAAGACAACCAATGTTTAGAGGAATATTCGTATAATCTTTGTGCATGCTCTTTATTAGAGCCAAACGCGTTGGAGACATATGCAAACCTTTCTTGCGGTGATTGTTCTTCTTCTTTCATGTACGACTCTTTAAGTCGTTTAATTCCTAGCTCGTCAAATAATGAATCGCGTGAATAATCTACTTTAATGCCGTGGACAACATCTTCCATGTGTAACTCCAAATTGTTATTATATTGTTAGGTGTGCGTCTGGATCAGCTACATTGTATAGCTCTGCTTGAAGAGCGTATGTGTATTTCTCCGGACACACATCCAACATCGGTTGTTTTTTGTTTTTAAATGCATCACGTGTTATTACTTGATGTACAAAATTTGTAACAGGACCATTATAAAACTGACACCATGGTCCTGTTATTAATTCTTCTAACACAATGTTGTCTACGTCTGGCCATTGTATCAATCTAACTTTTGCATCTCCTACTAATATCATCTTATGATAGATATTATCATCCCCATCTATCGATTGTACTTTATACCCCTTACTTTTAGCAATTGCTATAAGTTGTTTATAATTATCGCTAAGCGTACGCAAGGGTTCATCCGGCACTCTTCCTATCTTACTGCCAAATCTAATTCTTATTTGATCTGTTGCTTTATGAAGTGTTTGTATTTCATCTAAAATATAGTTTAATTGTCCATCATGCTCACATGTATATCCAACATATTCAATATGCAAACCATGCTTAATTGAATTAGCAATTCCGGCTAGTTGTTTTTTATGAACTACAATACCTTGATAATCGGGATGGTTGAGACCTATACTAACTCGCACTACTCCTGCTTGCTTCAATCCCTTTGTAAATTCCTCATCAGCTAACTTTATTCCATTAGTCAATACTAATACTCGTTTGTCGCATTGCTCTGTTATTGTTCGTACTACCTCAAATATATCTTTACGCATTGTAGGTTCTGCCCCAGCAAGCATAATATTGGGGCATTCCTTGGGTAATTTATTAATTTGATCTACAAGAGTTGCGATAGGGATATCGGTTGTCTTATTGTCTGGCTGGTGGTAACAATGAGGACAACTTAAATTACACTTATCTGTTACTTCTACTAATATTACATTCCACCAATACTCTGGTGTATATGTTTTTGTTAACGAGTTGTAAAACTCTACATCATTTTCCACAACCGATGTGTGAGTGCCATGTTCTTTACACACCTTCTCAATATACACTTTTCCGCTACGCTCATAAACTGTGGCGGGCAGGTGTTTGTAACAAGTCGCGCAAAGACTTGTCGTAGAGTATGGTAACATCATGTTAATTGTTCGGCTAGAGGGAATATAGTTGCAATTACTTTAGCGCATTGCTTGGCAATCAACATATGCTCTTTTTGCGTACCATTTGCTGCTCTAAGCTGAATGTAATGGATCCACGACCTTAATGTGCCATTCATATACAGTCGCGAAACTGTTAAACCTTCAGGCAGTACTGCCCTTGCTTGTTCTTTTGCAATTCCATTCGCAATTGCCCAATGATATGCATGCTCTGCTGCTGTTATTACTTCTTGCTGCTTCCACTTCCATTGCTCCATCAAATTTTGCTCTGACAATGTAAGCCCACGTAACTCTACGCTGTTTTGTCTATTGGTTGGGTCTTGTAGCCTTGCTTCCCGAACAACGAACGAGAGATCTCCAGTTGGGTCAGCATAGCGTTGAGAGAACTCTTGGAAACTAAAACTTCTGTGTCTGAGGATTTGTCTTGCAATGTCTCTTGTTGTGGTGATTTCAATACAGGCTGAGACCATTTCGAGGGGTGACCAGTGTTGGTGTCTGATAAGGTATCCAATAAGTTTTTCTGATGTCTCGGTGTTAAGTTGATTCGATGGATTGGAGACACGGGCACAATACGCGATAAGTTCTTGCGCATCTGCAAGCCCGAGAGATTTATATTGTTCTGTTGGTTGGGAATATGATAAAAGTTTAACATTTATATTATCTTGATCGATTACTCTACTTGCCCACATTTCTTCGTTTTCCAGGATAGGTACATCTAAATTTTTTTCCATTGTGTTAAAGCTGCCTTTGCTAATAGCCCACGTTTTGTATTCTCTACTATAATTGCTTCTGGATCAAGGCCAGCTAACACCATATCATTAATGTCTTTATATTCAATACTACTAGGCCATATACAAACATTATACCCATCGTCAATATATTTGTCAATGCGATCAACAATTTGTTTGTTCCTTGGCTCGTTATCCATTACGATAACAATCTCTTCTTTCGGCTTTGTCGGGAACACTTCGGTCAAATTTATTGCAGACCCCGCCATAGCAACACAGTTAGGCAAGAACATAGAATCTATTGGACCCTCAACAACATACACCTTACCTTCTTCCTTCACAACATCAAGTCCAAACACTTTCGGTTTCGACTCATCAATCATAATGGTAATGTATCTTATACCATCCTTTTTAAATCCCCTACCCTGAAATCCAAACATCTTTCCATCCTCATCGAGGAATGGAATTATCAATCTTGGCTCGTCATTTTCCGCATTAAATTTCTCGGGAATAATTGTATTTACCCAACTCTTAAATTTGGGAGCGTAGAATAATTTATAATGCAAATTCGCCGGTATTCTGCGCTTTTGAACATATTTCTTAACAGGATGCTCAACGTCAAGTTGTGATATTTTTTTAAGTTGTTTGAGGGGACTATTGCCTTGTAGAAACGTTGGAATGGAAACCTTTGATATATCAGGCTTAACTTCTTTTGGTTCTTCACCAGAACTATTTTTTTCGAGAAATTTTTCTCTCTTATATTGCTCCGCTAGTGAACTATCAATATGCTTTAGAAAATTACCCAATGATATTGACACGTGGCAATTGTGACAATAATACAAAGCACCTACAACAGGCTTGTCCATAATGTAGCCGCGCGCTTTAAATTTATTTGTCTTGGAATCCCCGCAAAGAGAGCAGCGGAGATTATAGAGGGTGTTATTGACTCGTTTAAATCGCTGAACGCGATTGCTGATGAGCCCGATGTACTTCTGATCAATCCAATCCATAGTGTGTCCTTACTAACCGATAAATCGATTATAGCAGAAACTCCACTGATTGTCAACTATTAAAACAGTTTATCTATCTTAATATGTGCAATTATATAACCAACAACAATAGCTCCACCAATCAACATCCATCTCCACTTTTCGAGGTCAACTAACCGCTCGCTAAGGGCTTTATGTTGTTTAGTAGATTCTGCAGCTTGTTCTTCCAGCTTTTCTATAATTCTGTCGTTTTTTACTTCTACTACACTAGTAATATCATCACGTAAATCGCTAATGCGGGCATGCAAAGTCTGGTATTGACCTTCCATCTTTGTTTCTAGTTTTTCGACATTATTAAGAATGCTCTGCATTTGTGTTTCTAATACTGTAACACGCGCTCGAACATCAGAATCACGGATTCTCGTGACATTATCGGACATTTATTTCTTTTCTGGTACCTTAGTGCCTTCGAGCTTCTTATGCACTTTGACGTCTTTGCAGACTTCTTTTTCTTTACCTGTTTTAGGATCTTTTTGAGTAATGCAAGCTTTTTTTGTTTCAGCTGCAAATACTGGCAATGCAAATACTAACGTTAGAGCTAGAATTAATGATTTCATTTTGTTATTCCTTTTTTGCAAATTTTTCTGAAGCAGTAAATCCTAATCCAGCGACGACGATATACATCATCGAATCAAATATTTTTGTATCCATAGGATAGCCATAGATGCTAGCGATAAATCCGTAAGCGCATAATATAAACGATAGCAACGTTATTACTCGCTTACTACTAACAGAATTATTAATCCCATCAGACAGCATACTATTTAGCCATTTCATCTATTATAGTTCCGGTTGCGGTGGTTGTACAGGCATTAGTTTACCCGTCGAACTCATCGTCATAATTGATGGTGTTCCGGTAAATTGATTTGTATTGCCACCAAACGAACCAGCAAATGGCGATGGTGCAGGTGCCGATGCAACGAAAGCAGGAGATGTTGCACCAAAACTTGTTGTTGGCGCTGGTGATACTGTTGTAGGCCGTGTTGCAGCTTGTAGTGCCATCTTCTGTGCATCTTTGTCACCACCAGCCAACATAATACCAGACAATGTGCCTGTTAAGAATGTAGCAATAGGTATAATCAATTCAAAGAATTTTTGATCAATAGGTGAAATAGCATTGAGTGGTTGTGTTACAAAAATCAAAGAGTATAACACAACGAATACAATACCAAACAATGTAAGTGCTAAACAAATACCAATAAAGAACTTCAGGCGAGCCATTAACTGCTCTTCGGTATACATAAAGTTTTCTTCTGGTTGTTTTTCTTCTTTATTAAAAATATTCAAGTTCATTTGCAATTCGCTCCAGTTGTTGGCGTTATTGATGTTGGTGTATTTTGCGCAGGGGATTTATTTCCTCCTGGTCCCAAGCGTGGGTCATTTTGACCTTTAAAAATATGTTGAGGACAAGTTCTTGTCACGTCACAATATGGCAACTTGCATATATCTTTATCCCAATTATCTGGATCTTGGCATGGGTAACGAAACTTATCGCCACTAAAATATGCCAACGATAAAGGAAGCAATAATAAAATAATTAGGCCTTTGGCTAATTTCTTATCATTCATTAATGAACTCCTAATACATGAAGTGCGTGTTCGTAATGTTTAATTCTATCTTCAAGTCCAATGGTACCACCATTGATACGCTTTGTTAATGTTAATATGTCGCCCTTGTCAGCCCATTGATTCAGGTTGTTTGTTTCCCAAAACCAGCAAGCAGATTGAGCAGCACCTTCAAACGTTTGTAGATACTCTGATGCTTCCTCAACAGGAATACTAAGTGAGGCAGCAAACCAAGAATAGTTTTCTTTACCGGTCAATTGAATTAGGCCACGACCACAATACCTAAAACCATCACCAGAAGCTTCGTCCCCATTACCCATACGACTAGCATAGATACGATTTGCAATAGCCTCTTGTTTGTTTGGCTTGCTTGCATACTCGTTTGCTAATTCATCTGTTGGAAAATACTTTGAAAAAAGTTTACGTAACGTTGGAGCTTTGTAATTTAAATTTTCTTTTAAGAATACAAAATTACCAGACTCGTGCGCACATTGAGCAACAAAGGCAGCAATACGTTGTGGTGTATTGATTTCATACTCAGGCAGTAATTGCGCTAGCGCATTATGCCATTGATCAATATAAGGATTCTTGGGAAGCAATTGCTTCAGTTGGTCTTTTGTCAGTTCCATTTTTATGCCATTAAAGAGGCTGCACCAATCGCAGCATTAATTATTACATTTAATTGAGCTTTTAATGCTAATCCTTCAGCATCATCAGCTATCCCTTCCATTATATTGATGCCTTTAAGCAATTCAACATATTCTTGTTTATTTATTTGACCTTGCTCTAGAGCGTTATTATACTCTATAAGTAAAGCATTTAATTGTTCTGGTGTCATCTTGGTTTACTCCCTATTACATGTTGAATTGTATCTGCTGACTTAACTACTTGTTGTAATTTAGCTTTACAGAATATAGGCGAAATCTTCTCTGCTTTATTAAAATATTCTTTTGTATCTTTTGTCAATGTCAATAACTTATTTGACATATTATCCGCATCTTTATTTCTTGGTATGTGCAATGTGAAATTCTTAAACTCAAGGGCTTTGATATACAAATCATTCACCTGCACTGTAACTAACAATTGATTACTACAATTTTCTTCTGCTACTTGAGCCTTCGTCTTAATTTCATTCACTAAAGCATATTCTGATGTATCATACTTTGCCATAAAGTAGGCATCGAATAAAGCACAACCCGATAAACTAAACGCAAATAAAACTACTAATATTTTTTTCATTAATTACACCATGATTGTTTTGCATCACCGAAGTATTCACGAGCGAAGCCATTTTGAAAT